CCAGTTCCCCCGAAAGATGCTTTTGTCTTCTGGGCTTTTCTCCAGTCCAGCAAACTTCTATCATAGAAGGCATTGGAGGTACACAGACTACTATGCCCAACTCTTCCCATAGTTTACCCTTCACCAAATCACCGACTTTCATACTTATATTTTATTTTGTTTTCATAGCAGACAACAGCACTTTGTCGGAGAACCACTTGATAGTTCCGGGCTTGCAAGTGATTGTTTTGAAAGCATTATTTATATAAACCGTCAAGGAATTGCGCCCCACTTCGGTTACGATGGCATGCTTTTTATTGACTGAGATTAAACTTCCAACGGGTGGAAGTCCTTCAGTAATAGGAATATCAGGATTTTGCATCCGTAAAAAGGGGCGTTTTTGTCCCTCAACATAGAAACAACCTTTCTTTTCCGTCAGGGTCATGGTGGCGTCTTTACCCGCTGCTTTGAGCGAAGCATATTGTTTCCCTTTGACTGTATATTTGTTGCCCTTCTTGGTAACGTCATCAATCTTGAAGACGATTGAGCGATACTTGGGATAAGTGACGTAAGTGTTGACTTCGCCGTTTGCACCTTGGACCGCTTCTTCACGCGCCTTTGCTCGTCCCATGCCAAAACACCATTTCTTCATAAGTACGTCACCACTAATCATTTTGTATCTCCTTGGTTAATGATTATGTTTCTATATTATTTTATTCTTTTTATAATGTCAAATGGTTTTTCCCCACGATGCTTCAAAAACCAGTCAGGTACCTTGTCCTGTGGATATCGCATGCGTGGCTTAGAAGCATAAAACTTGCGATAGGATTCAATAATATTATCAGATTGAAAGTGAGGAGGCATTGCCAAAGGAAGACGTGTTGGTTCTTGCTTTGGAAACAACGATGCGTCATAGACTTCCAAACATTGTTCTAGCACGTAGTAGCATTTATGAACCTTACCAAAGCGTTCTGTGTATTCATCAAGCATAGCCATGGTGTGTTCTACCAGTGCTTCAAAATTTGCTGATGATTCCCGCACCCATTTAGTAGAGGGATGGTTCTTGTGAGTAGAACGATAAGGTGTGATTTGTGCGCCTGCTAGTTCATTGAGAGCGCAGCAAAGCATTTGGGTGCTCTCTAGAATCATTTTGACCACACGGTAGTTGTCTTGAGATTGAGCAGACTTTACCCAATCAATCTTATTATTGTCGCCTTCAATAGCAAAAATATTCATGAATAGATTGTCCTTTTTTATTATTTATTTGTCAACAAAAGTACTCCACTTCTTCTTCCCAACATACACCTGTGGCTCCATCGATATATCTAATGTAAAACATTATACCCACACCCGTATCCTCGCGAGATGTAATCACTCCCACCCAAAGAGGATTAGTGCTGACTTTAACGAGATCACCGACTTTCACTCCTATCCTCCACCTCATCCAATTCCTCGAGCCGATGCGAAGTCAGACCACGGGTAAAGCCATCATACCACTCCACATCATAATAGATATCGCAGGCATCGACGGTTAACCATTCCTCTAGACTGGGCTTGGGGTAAGGTATGGACATGACCAGTCCAACTGCATGAGTTCTTTTGTGCCTTACTAAGCTTCCTACGTGAAGAGTCATAATTATATCTCACTTATCTTTCTTGTTCTCCAAAAAAGAAGGTAATATAACAAATATTGCCGTTACGGCACTTAACACTATAAACGCAGCTGCCTCGTGAGAGAAGTGAAATGACCCCCATGTCAGCGTATGATAAAAAACCCACATTTTATTCTCCAACTGTGTGTAAAAAATTATATCTATTGGGTGCTGGTGGAAGCGGGGCGCGAGCGACGGGGAATTTCTTTCATGCCTTCCCCGCACGCTCTACACCAACGCAGCGCCTCGGACGACCACTCACAATAAGAACACGTGGTACACTCCCATAAAAATTCAAATCTAAGAGACATGGTTTAAGTAGAAGGGTCATGCGACTTTCTCCAGTCTCCACACCCCTAAATCCTCATATTCCGCCCACGTGTTGTCTCCGGTAAACGAAACGCGCACAAAGCGAGGGGGAAATTGGAAATCCTTCCCTATAATGATGCCCCGTCGTGAATGATATTTTCTTAACCATTGTTGATCGTTGGCTTCAATATTTCTTAGTACTACCGTCTCACCGATATCCATTATTTCTCTCATATGGCATAGCAACTTTCGTCATACAATACCCACTGGTACCAGTATTCATCATAATACCAAATTTCCAAACACTCGCTATATCCCGGACCATACGTTGTCCATTCACAAAAGCTGGTTCCATTTACTGTATAGCAAGCATCCGGCAGAGTAGAATAGGGATAGGCAGCGGTCTGCACGGGCACGACTACATCATAAGTTACATAAACTTCATCATATGGATGGACACCGGTATGGTGTACATGACGATATCCTATGCCAAATTCGCATCCTGCTAAGAATAACATCCCAATGAACAATAAAACATTTTTCACGTTTTTCTTCCTCCCGATTACTTAAAGATAATAAATTATATTTTTTATTATGTCAAATAATTTTATCCACTAGTCCATAAGCCACAGCTTCTTCAGCATTCATAATATTATCGCGGTCGGTGTCGACTTGGATTTGTTCTTCACTCTTTCCCGTAGCGTTAGCCATAATCTTATTTAAACGGGTCTTTAAACGCACAATTTCATTGGCTTGGATTTCAATATCACTCGCTTGTCCCCGCGCGCCCCCTAAAGGTTGATGGATGAGCACTCTCGCATTGGGCAATATCAAGCGTTTTCCTTTGGCTCCCGCACACAAGAGGAGCGCTCCCATGGATGCGGCTTGTCCAATACAAATGGTCGACACGTCAGCTTTCACATGGTTCATCGTATCTAAAATACCTAATCCGGCGGTTACAACGCCACCGGGGGAGTTTATATATAAGAGAATATCCTTCTCTTCGGATTCTTGGTCGAGATATAAAAGCTGGGCAATTATAGAATTGGCAACATGGTCATCGACGGGGGTTCCTAGAAAAACAATCCTATCCTTTAACAAACGGGAATATATATCATAAGAACGTTCGCCTTGGGGCGTTTTTTCAATAATGGTAGGGGGATAATATGGCACGGCACTACTCCTTTGTAATAATTTCTATTTCATCTTCGTAAAAAAAGGCAATCTCGGACTTTATCAATACAACCACAATGGGCTGCGTGGGAAACCAGTAAGATGCGGGATCGGGCAACGCTACACTCTCATCTAAAGAGAGATACTCCATCACTATTCCCACTTCTCCTGCTAAATCTAAACATATATCAGGGGGAGCGATAATTCTTACTAGCTCGCCTTTTTTTATCACATAATAATTAGCTCTCCAAGACGGTTTCGGGCTTTCCCCCTAATACATCTGAAGTAAAGCAGCATTATCTTCTAACTCCTCTATGACAGCATCCAAGCGTTTTTCCGTGCGTAGGCAGAATTCCTTATCAAATTCGCACCCCTTATAGCGTCGGTTTGCGCGCAGGGCAGCAACGGCTGTCGCTCCGGACCCCATAAATATATCCAACACAATGTCTCCCTCGTTGGTATATGCCAATATCATACGTTTTAAAATATCTACATTTTTAGTGGTGGGATGCCACCCAATATAATCTTTGGAGGTCGTATGGTTGTTCTTTGTCCATATACAGGTGGGAATGGTCCCGTGGGAATAAGGCTCGCCTGTACGGATGTTCTTTTTGACTTTGCGTTCTACCCGGACATCATCTGCGTTAAATAAAAACTCTTTTCCCTTGCTCCAACACCACGCATAGTCATGTTTGCGCGCAAAATTACTTTTGGTGCGCCCTCCCCAATTATATCCCCAAATGATTTCATTTTGAGGACTTCCATTATAAACTTTGGTAATATAAGCCGAAGTTTGCAATTTATATTTGATAGAGGTTTCTGTCTTAAGGGTACCCCACACAATCATCATACGATTAGGTTTAAGTACTCGCAAGCATTCTTTAGTCCATGCCTCACACCACTCTAAATAACTTTTTTCATCTTTCCATTGGGAGTCCCACCCCTTTCCCCGATCAAAACCAATCGAATAAGGGGGATCGGTCAACACCATATCTATAGAGTTGTCTTCCAGTGTTTTGAGATACGCTAAACAATCAGCATGTTTTATTTGGTTCATTTTTTACCCCTTTATAAGTTCAAATTCACGGCGCAAGTTGTGTATGTTGCTCCATGCAAATCCATAATTTTCATTGTACATCGGGGGCGTGGTACCGTTCCAAAGAACAAAAACTGTTTTGTGATTATATTTGTCGCTGGTTACCCGAGAGACGATGCCTATATAAGCGCGGTTATCTACATTTTGAATTAGTAAATCCCCTACTGCGGCGCTTCTGGCGCTGTTCATCTCTCCCACCCCCTAATTTATCAATTATATTAAAGCTTTTTTTGGAAGTCAAGCGATTGGGGATTAAAATCAATATATTTAAAGGTATAAAACAAAATGAAAGCCAAAGTCATCCCGGAAATCACATCAATGAGATAGTGTTGTTTGAGAGTGAGAGTGGAAACAGCAATGAGAAGTGCCCACACATAATAAGCGCCTTTGATTAAAGAACATTGTTTGCCCTTCTGAGAAAGACCCACAAACAATGCCAAAAGCCATGAAAATGTCACATGTCCCGAAGGAAAGGTATTATGCGCGGAATCCACAAGACGAGTAAGATTAACGAGTATGCCTGATAAAGAATGGTGATCTACAAATTGTTCGCGCGGATAAAAAGAAGGAAAAAGAACATAAAACAAACATAAAATTGCCCCCGCTGCCAAATTGGCATAAACCATTGACAAAAACAACTCTTTACGCTTAAAGAATACTAAGCCAGTGGCGATAATTACCGGAATTAAAGTATGATAAATCCATACAAACTGAGGGATGAAGGGAATTTGGGTATCTATAAAAGTTAAAAGATTGTATTGATTGACAGTGATGAGGGATTGAAGAAGAAAATATAAGATAAGATACGGCACAAATGCTAAAACTAAATACCTAGCTTTTATGCCTACCGACATAATGCTCCTCCCTGCATAGTCACCTCCAATACGATAAAGTATGTTTAGGGTAAAGTGCGAAAAGTATTTCACACCTCTATTAATACATATATGTCAAAGACTTAAAAAGAAGAAAAAGTTTATTTTTTCTTATAATAAGACAGGGTAACCGCCAATCCCATGAGAAAAAGATAAGCGCCGAGCACAAGAAGAAAAATAGTTTCGTTAGTCATTTCCTACCACTCATCTTCCAGTTTATAAGCCGGAAAGTCCCGCGGAGTAACAAAGGGGTCCACGTCACTGGAGTTTCTATTGGTGGTCTGCTTTTTCCTTACCTCTTGCTCTAGAGCGCGCGTGGCGCGGGCGACAATATTCTCCAAAGCCGCGCTTCCGTCACTAAAGTCTTGGGCGGTACGCCGAGACTTGTAATACTCGGTTAGGCTAATTAAGATCTCTTTGATTTCATCATTCATGGTTTTCTCCTTTATTAATGTTGAGGGTGGGCGCTCGTGCCATCGCCGTCAGCGCTCTAAGTACCGGGAGCGGGACTTGAACCCGCACGACTCTATCAGTCAACGGATTTTAAGTCCGTTGTGTCTACCTATTCCACCATCCCGGCAGTGCATTGTTTAATCCTCTTTTGTTTTATTTAGCAATGCAAGAAAAAAGGGCGATTGCTCGCCCTTAGAGGAAAATTAACTAATTTCAATCTTCACGGGTTGCGCTTCCGCGCGCGGAGGAACCCTCACCGTCAGAAGTCCATCGGCATAGGAGGCAATGGTGCGAGATAAATCCAAATTATTATCATAGTTTACATAAGTTTTTGTAAAGCTACGGCGCGCAATCCTTCGAGAGTTATCGCCTTCGTCAATATCTGAATTTGCTGCTACTGTAATGCTCCTCTTGTCAGGGCGAATATCAATTGATAGTTCTTCCTTTTTGAAGCCAGCAAGGGCAAACTCTAGTACTGTATTTCCATCATCATCGCGGAAAATATCAGCCACCGGATATCCTTGTGTTGTTTGTTTTAGATGACGTGGAAAATCGACAAAGAATGAGTCGAAAACGTCGTCAATTACGTTTCTCCCGAGTAGTCCCGGTCTAATAGTAGTAAGTGCGTTATTCATAGTATTTTCTCCTTATTATAAGCAAGTTTTAGGGTGAGTTATCCTTACCAGCAACAACTCACCTGCATAATATAATAAAGTTTATTTATTTGTCAAGAGTTTTTAGGTTTTTTGTTCTGTTATCTGCTTCCACTTCGTTTAAGTACTCCTCCAATCGTTCAGGAAAGTTTAGTTGTCGCTCGGGGTTTACGATTGGTCGCTCTCTTACGACTACCCTATCATATGCTTCTGCGGCTTCTTCGGGAGTATCCAACCAACTGTCAATATGTTTGCTCCCTAACTTACATCCGTATTTATAAACCTCGACCTTATATCTTCTAACACCCTTGTAGCCTGTTTTGTTTTTACGGACAGTGTTCCAGCTGTTCTCGGCTGGAGTGACATGACGTAGATTGCTCTTACAATTATTCAAGCCGTTACCATCTATATGGTCTGTTTGTTTTCCCTTGGCTGGTTTGCCTAAAATAAGATGATGCATTTGCAGCACCGTCTTTCTTCTCCTTCTCCCATCTGTCTTGCAGGGAATCCAACCACCATCTGGATGGTTTATTTGGGTCTTGGCATAACAATTTCCATTCTTCTTTGGTGTTGACAAGCTCCACCTGTAAACGCTCACTCTATCCCACTCCTCTGTATCAACAAACACCTCTTTACTGCCGTGCGTTTTGCTTTCAATAAAAACGGTTGTTGTTCCGTCATCGTTGTGTTGATATTTATTTTTCATATATTCTCCTTAGTTTATTGTTTTGTCAAGAGTTTGGAGTTCGTCCACTGGGATTTGAAGTAAGCCATATCCGTGTCAGGGCTCGAACCCGAGGTGTGTAGGTACCGACGTCTAGCTGCAGTTGCCGTCGCGACAGGCAAAACCAAGTATAAAGGCTATGGCGAGAGACGTGGTGATTCCGAACCAAAACCAAAACATTCTATTAATAACTATAACACTGCCATGAATTTAGTGCCCAGCCACATTTATTTTCATTATCCCGACACCATCTTTCTTCACACATTTGCCGTTTCTCGGGAAAAACCCATGTACAACACACAAAATCGGTAGCTTCATCCACATCCCCGGTGCACCCCAACACATATGCCCCATATTTACTATAATAATCAGGGAAGTGTTTATAGACACAGTGGGCGTCACTCGCTTCACCCTCCCCATCGCTGGGGGTAGAAGTCTGAGGAACGCTTAAACCATCGGGTATATTCACTACAATTCGGGTGTGGTTTTCAATGGGCGGTACTTCTATCTCATCCACCGGCACTTCTATGGTACAGCCGATCATCACAATCAGTATTAAAAACGCTTTTTTCATTTCTTACCTCCTCAGTCTCATTCTGCTTCTTATTCCTAAATGAAATTTATATCTTTTGATGTTAGATTTAATAACCCATTTAGATAATCCATGATAGCCTCTTTTCTTAGGATATTTAAGAGCCATAGAGCGGTGATAGTCAAAGGACAACCAATTGGGAAGATAATTGAACGTCAGTGTATCGTCAAATTTTATTACTTTACGGCGCCAAGGGATCACCTGTCTTTTATACTTAGCTGGAATTATATTAGTTTTGACAATTTCATTAGGGGTGACAATGCCGGTGGCTTGAAGACAACCCGGTGTCACATAGTTTGTCGTCCCAATTATAAATAATATACAAACTAACATATTCTCTCCTATTGTTGTACACATTCACCAGTTGGAAAGGTAAATGGTTCAGCTTCTTTGTAACATCCAGTACTAGGATCAGGTCGTGGTACCAATTGTCCGGGTGGGCAATAATATTTGGTCTGAGGTAAACACTCCAAGTATAGATCAACCTTCTCAATACACTCCGGTGTATCCTTCAATGTTGCTCCCACAAATTCACACAATTCTATCACATCATCCATTGTCACCGAAGGGTCACAATCTTGCGGCTCTTTCATTTTGTAGGCTTCGCAAACTTGTTGCCAGCGGGTTGCCACGTCGCCGGGTGTTTTAAATCCCATACAAACTCCTTGAAAGGTGGCTATCATTTCCTTGCACCCCGGAGCAGTAGGTTCTAAGCAGGGGGTAGCGGGATCTGGCGCACAGTCCGTGACCATTTCGAGCATCTTTTCCTGGCATCCACTGGTCAATTTCATGTACGTTGTATAAGCCTCAAGGGCACATGCCTCCACTGTCGCATGGAAAGGGCAAGTTTTTGTCTGCTCGCAAAAGTCTTCAAAAATGGAATTCACACTACTCCCCTCTTTATCGGTGATGTCGGCAAATACCTCTTTAGCAATGCCGAGTAAATCCCCGTAGTGCACGGTGTCGAGCACCTCGGTCGGTTGTGTTCGGGCGTCCTCAATCTCAAGGGTGTCATAAGTGCTCTGTGGACGTACGCTGCTAGTCTCTGCTGTGCCGCACCCTACCAATAATAATGCCATAATAAATCTTTTCATAATTCTCCTAGTGTGTAAAGCGAGGCATCTGTAAACCCATGCCTCCCTGCGGTATGCCTTAGTTACTAAGGTTCTTTTTTCTAATTTCAGCCACTGAACTTTCTATCTTTTGCAATCTTTCTTCGTGTTTGATAATACTCCAAATAAAAAGCGCTAATGAAAGCACACCTAATGTGACTGATGTCCATATATTAAACATATTTTCTCCTTTATAGTTTAAATTCTTCAAGGGGTCGTGCAGTACTCCCGGTAGGACTCGAACCTACGACCGGGCGGTTATGAGCCGCTTGCTCTACCAACTGAGCTACGGGAGTATGACTTTTAGTATAAAAAGTTTATTTTATTTTATTTCCAGGTGTCAATTACTTTTCGCGAGTGCCCAGAAAGATATCCCACAGCGGGGTAGTAACTCCCCAATTTGCATCTTGGTTTTTTCCCATATGGTGGTCATAATGCCAAGGGAAATAAACTTTTGCCCACAAAGGATCTAAGTGACTTTTTTGGTGAATATAAAAATAACGTAGAGTACAAAACCCTAACATATAAAAAAAATAAGGCATTATATAATAAAAAGGGAAGTGAATTCCTGCAAGAAGAGTCAATCCAATAATTTCCTTAAACACAGGGGGCGAGAGAAAACTATTGTAATTCTCATCTCGATAATTATTTTTTCGCGCGCTCTTGTGGTGAGAATACCAATGAAAATTAAACCAACTCTTTTTGTTTTTTCCCAATCCATGTAAAATATATTTATGAATTGCCCACTCCAGCCATGTAGCGTACAAATACCCCGCCATTAGTTGAAATAAAATAAACATTCTTTATCTCCTATCCTTCCTCTTTTTGAAGTATCGTCCAGGTTTCGTTATAATTTTTTACCCCATGCACTTTAAATTTCCTTTCTTCTAGAGCATGCGCCAATGCATAATCATTTCCCCCCGGATTAGTTTTGTCTCCAAAAAAGATATAATTTCCGCGAGGAAGGTGGTTTAAGATTTGACTTTTGTCAGCCCCCTGGGGGAATATATCAATACTGATTTCTCCCCCTACAACCGCATTAAGGTGAGGGAACTGCTCTTTAATTTCTTCCGCAATCTGCTCACGTTCTTGTGTTTTTTCATCATAAAGGTGATACGCATGGCGCTGAGATATACTGGCGTTTCTCCCCACAATAGAAAAATTTATCATTCCCACTCTTTTTTCAATATGGTTACCACAGCGGAGCACATACTCTGAATGAGCCAACTTCTCTTCTAAAAACGCAAGGAGTTCCTCAGAAGGAGTATAATCCCGGCGAGAAATGCTGTGTCCCGCGCTATGAAAAGTATTGCCCATGCACCCAAACACGCCGCTCACTCCCTTCAAAATTGGGAAGGGCACCTGTTCTTCT